TATCGGTCAAGGGAGATCGCTTGGGCTTCTTCGTACCCAGGGAAGCTGCCGTACGTCGTGTACTGAGTGGTATCTTGATGCGGGCTGTAGAAGTCGAGGTGAGCAATGATGAAGTACGATGCGCCCCAGTACGTCGCTGGATTACTGTTATCCACAAGACTCTGGATAGCGTACGTGTTATTTGTTTCGATGATCGGGAGTGCGCCCGCTCCGTAGCTAGAAAGGATCAGACGTTCCGTTTGGCTACGTCCGTTCTTCACGAATGAAAGCGGGGAGGTACCGTTCCAATCGGTACCGCCTTCTACGTCGAACGTATCGCCGCGCTTCAGGACGATGATGTCGGGGTATCCGTCACGGATCTTAGTCCATGCCGCAGCCACAGTGCGGTACGGTACCACAGAGCCGGTGGGGCTGAACGGGTTCGTGCCTACGTCGGCATGTCCTTTGGTGTAGTACCCATTGCCACTGTTAGCGGCAGCTGCTGTTGTGTTGTTCCCAGTGCTCGAGGAGACGTACACAATTCGTGCATCAGTGTACTTCCCAGTGGTCTGGACCATAGCGGCTAGGTCATGCCAGCCGTTACCGTCAAGGGGGAGGCCGGTGATGTCATGGGTACCGACGCTAGGAGCTGGAGCCGCGGTGGAGACTGTTGAAGTGAAGATCCCAGAGTCTTTGTCGTCGTACGTTTGGAGCCAGTACGTGTAGTACCGTGTGTTCGCGGTAAGACCGGTGAGGGAGAACGACTCCACAGCTTCGTCTACTGTGCGGGAGGTGCTGTACGTTGCGCCGGTGCCATTCTTGAGATTGGTGACGCTCGGGGCAACGCCGGTAGTGTTGATGTACAAGTACATCGTGCCCGATGTGATTGTGGTGCCACAGGTGACGGTTGCGGTCGTCTCTGCAGTGGATACCACTGGTGCGGGGGAGAGGGTTGCGGGGGTGTACCCGTATACCCAGTACTTCCCGTCAGAGCCTAGTTGTACTCGTACGTATCGCATGTGTTAGACGTTCTCGATTACAGAGATCTTATCGCCGACGGAGACGAGGAAGTACTCTGTCTGTTCAGCGCCAAGTCGGGGGTGAGCGGTGGTAGCTTCAGGGTCTGTGCCGAACTCGTACGAGCAAGCGGCATCGGTATGGATCCGTACGAGACGGGTAGCGGTCCCGAAAGCGTTCGAGGAGGCAGCCACAGCCCCGATAGCCACGGTTTGAGTGGTGACCGAGGGTTGACGAGCTGCTTGGGTAACCTGACCACCAGCACTAGTGTTCAGGTTCTCAAATTCTTCAATGTATAGGGTTGCCATAGGTTACCTAGGTAAAAAGTAGAGAATAACTCCTTAGAATACTTAAGTATTAAAAAGTTCCCTTAAGAATTAAATAAATAACTAAATAACTAAATAAAGAACTAAAAACTATATATATATATATTACTATTATATATATACCCTAATATTAAAAAATTGTAGAGAAATTTTTAAGGTGTCTTATGCTATAGGTCCTCCTCCCCCCGCCCCCCGGTGTGCCCGTGCGCTCTCTTGTCACGTTTGTTCGCATGTTAACGTGCGCCGATTTGTTACGTTTGATGCCTTGTCACGTGTGTCACAATGTCATGCACGCACAAGCGAGCGCACCTGTCCGTAACAATGTCACGCACGCTAACAAGTTCCCGCACGTTTCCCGCCCGCAGGCGTACTAGTACACGTTCAGTGCCTTGTTATGGTGCGTCCGATGCCCTGTTATGGTGCGTGTGCTGGCTTGTTATACGTGTGACAACCTGTTGCACGCAGTCTGACAGGTTGTCACACACTTGCGTCCGTTTGTTTGTCACGTCTGACAATCTGTCACACGTCGTAACATGCGTGCCCACGCGCGCGTAGGTAAAGGATCGCGCGTGCGCGCGTCGCGCGGGCGTGCGCCGGGAAAAACTCCTTTAGAATCAATGACTTACGTGCTGACTGTCGGGATTCTTTACGCGAAAATGGAGATATAGTGGAGAAGTGTCGGGATTTTTTACAACAAAATGGAGACATCCTGCATTTCCGCCCGAATGTGTCGGGATTCTTTACACATGTCCGAAAATGACCTAGCGCCCTCCCGAAAAACTCTTTCAAAATCAATAACTTACAAACTTGGCACGGGGACTGCATTCTCTGTGGTGTCGCCACCGAGCGTGGCTTTCGGGAGGGTTTCCAACATGGCGCGTCGCAAGCGGGCGGCGCGCATTCATCCCCGCGACGGCGTGTACTTCGATGGGGACCAATACGGCGTGTCATGGCGCTCGGAATACTCCGAAGGCGCAAGGGTCGGCGAAGCCGCGCGAAAGAGCGGTGATGCTACCCTGCTCCCGAAGGTTGTGGCAATTCCGGCCGTGACTGAGATTGCCGATCGGTCTTACTTCGTCCACAACGTCTCGGCACAGGTGGTCATCGCTGACCCTGATGGCTGGCAGTACATGCCAGAGGATGCTCCGGCAGGCAAGAGGAAAGCGAAGGCGGTTAGGATTGCGCCCAAGATGCTGTACGCACGCTCCCGGTATGTCGGGCAGGCAGTCTCACAGCACCAGCAAATCCGCCACCAGAAGCAGTACCTTGGGCGTGGTCGGGCATTCCATCAAGGCATACAGCGCGCGCTAGAGGGCGTAGATCCTGAACTCACAGGATCCCAGCAATCCGCGTTAATGACTGCAACCATGGATGAATGCGAGCGTCGGGGTATCGACTGGCGGAAGTTCATCAAGTCCGGCAAGGATTGGAATTGGCTTGCCAAGATGTTGAACGACTGACATCAGGGAGATAGTGGAGCGTCGGCTCCATTATCTCTCCATCGAATCTCCATTATGCATCCATTGCATTCGCTGTTGCGTGGATGCATACTAGAGACTCGGAATTGCACAGGAGGAACAAGGAACAAGGCAACTAGGCCGTACTGGTATCTGTATCAGGGTGTCCACCAATAGGAGACTCTGATTATGCAGCTACGCGAATTGCGAATAAGGCCGGTCGCCGACCAGTACCTTGTCATTGCTGAGTACGCTCACTATGACAATCCACTGGTCGGCTACGCCAGTCAGGTCGTAATCACCTCGTGCTGGGTCAACACCATGCCGCAAGCGATCACGCTGGCGAAGCAGTTGTCCCGCACCAGTGTGGAAGCAACGGCGTGCAAGCCCGCTTAGGCGGGCACCCTGATGCAGATGAGTAGAGAGGTAACATAGCCTAGCGCAACTAGGCTGTACTAGTACACGGTCGGACGGAGATCATTCCTGCAATTCGGTCGGGCTAGCCTGATTGTCTAGCCTCTGAAGATGGCAGATCCCATCATGTGAGGGACTTATAATGATCGAAGTCAAGAGCGTGATCTCGGGTGAGTTCGAACCGCAGAACCTCTTCGAGGTACTCCAGGCAAGCGTCGTCATGCAGGACATGCAGGACGAGGTGAACAAGGGCAAGTCGAACGTGTACGGCTGGGTCCTGATGTTCGCCCGGAACATCTACGGCGAGGTGAAGCAGGCGTCGGCGGGTATCAATGACCCGTCCACAACGTGGCAGGAGCTGGCGGCAGCGCGCTTCATGCAGGAAGCACAGGCCGCTATCACGGCGGGCGAGGTGGCATACACCAAGAAGCAACTGGACGGCTTCAAGAACGCCGTGCGCACCATCCACTACGCCATGGAGGCAGGCGCCGACATGTTCGAGAAGGACCAGGGCAGCGGGGCATACGTGCTCGGCGGCAAGACCCAGCTCGAACAGTGGAACAAGAAGCACCGCGCGAAGGTGGAGCAGGAGAAGCAGGACGCCCGGATCGCAGCCGGTCGTGCTGCCGGTATCCTGCCGCAGCCGGTGCCGAAGGTCGGAGTGAGCGAACCCGAAGCCGAAACCGAGAACGGCGACAACATGCTGGACCTGATCACGGAACCGAAGGTCCGCGCTGCGATGGAGTCCTACATCCTGCTCGTGGTGGATGGCCTGAAGGACGGCGCAACGGTGGCCGACGTGACGAACCAGATCGAAGCGAACGCGCGGCATCTGGGGAACCACATCCGGAACAGCATCGCCAAGAACGTGGCTGCACTCAAGAAGGCGGCCGCCGGCTGATCACCGTCCGACTGTGTCAAGGTGTGTGAAGGCGGGCGCCTGGGTCTATCCCAGGCAGCCCGTGCTTTCGTTCGCCCATGAAATACTGGGCACACGGTGGTCTGTACTAGTACAACTTGGCTAAGGCAGGGGTCTGTCTTGCAGTTGCCAGGTTGTACTAGTACAGCGCACTCGCGCTGTTGGGCAGAGTCTGTCTGGTACAATCGAGGTTGTACTAGTACAGCGGCGAGGATGGAGAGCACGATGCGAGAGTACGATGTGACCTACAAGGTGGACGTCATCGATGGGCAACGTGTACTAGTACAGGTGGTAGGTGAGGCGAAGCCTGACATCTTCAAGACACCTGGTGTACTAGTACGTGGTACCCGTGGCGTACGGAACAGGTACTACCGAACGCAAGGCCAGCCCCGTAGTGTGCGGGCAGGCTGGAACATCCCGACCAAGGATGTCCCGTACTGGAAACAGGAGGACTGATGTCACTGGAAATCTTGATACCCGATGAGTTCGAGGTGCGCCTCTCTCGGATGAAGGGACTGCTGAACTTCGCAGCCGCAACCGATGGCACTGACCATCAGACTGCGAAGCGCGCACGGATCGACGCTGGCGAGGTATACCTGGACCTGAAGCACAGGTATATCGCACTGTACCAGGACTGGCTGGCGTACAAGGAGGGGAAGAAGTAACATGGTTTACGCACGAGGGTAACGACTAGGCTATGCCGAGGTCCAGTCCCTCTATTGCGTAACGTGAGGAGCTACGTTAAGGCCGGAGGTGGGTGGGGTATAGGGTAGCATTCCCCTTAACAAGTGCCATGTATTATCCCTGTGGTGGCGGGGAATTAGCATGAGTCGGTAACAGTTCACGCTAGGCGGACGCTAACAAGCCGAGTCACCTTAATCAACAGAGCAGGAGGATGTAATGAAAGAGTACACTCCCGGCATGTACGTATCAGGTCGGACGCTCGGCGAGCTGATCCAGGAACAGATGGACAAGACGGCGAAGTTCGATCCGCTCGAACAGATCCGCAAGAACAAGGAGAGGAACCACAAGATCCTGATCTCTCGCATCGCCCTCGGCCTGCCGATCGACGGAGATACCACCATTCAACAGATCCGGGATGCGGTCGAAGACATCGAACTGAACCTGGTGAACTGGCGGAGGGTATGATGGAACTCGAAGAGTGGAAGGGCAGGTTCGTCAAGACTCCCGGCGCGATGGTGTTCATCTGTGACGAGATGAACCACGACAAGGGCATGTCGCTAGCGCGGGAACTGTGGCGTGCGGATACGTACGTCGAGGTGTACTGCCTGAAGGGCGTGCACCCGCAGCTCTGCTTCCCGTTCTTTACCGGCCCAGACAAGCGACTGAAGTAGCATAGGGAGGTACGCTATGGGTTTCCCTGCATGGGTTGAGAAAGAACCGTTGTTCGACCCCATTCATGAGTACAATTCGTGGGTGAAGGTGGTCGAGGAAACGGGTGTGATGTACGCAGTGCGGGAAGGGTTCGTGGCGTACATCCAGGCACACGAGTGGATGAAGATGGCGGTACGTGTTACTGCTATCGAACTCGCGAAAGCAAACAGGAGAACAGGAGATGGAAAGGAAGAGATGGCATGAGGTGCGGACGTACGAGGACGACTTCGAGGATCCTCTCCCTACCTCACATGATGAGGAATCGGTAGAGGAATCGGTTCGTCGTTCCCTGCGCAAGCGGGACGAGGGTCGTGCGCCTCTTGATTTCAACGACCACGAACGTGGGTTCGTTCGGGGGTACAACTGATGGAGTTCGGCATCGAGTACTGGAAGGCGATCGGGTTCTTCATGTACGTGTTCGCCTCTGTCGCTGCTGCAATCCTGATCCTTCGAAACAAGGAGGACTGATGACCAAGCGGGACCTGATCTTCTTCGTCCTCGGCGTGTTGATCGCCCTGGTCCTCGGCATGAGCATGTTCGTTTACTCGGTCAACGAGGCAATCGAACGTGTGCATGCGGAGGGTACGTCGTACGAGTTCGATGAAGCGTGCGACTACGGGTACGAGAACGACTGCCCAGGATTCGAGACCCATTATCACTGAAGCGGAGGTGTACCATGTAACGCACTGAATGGGTGGGGTCCCTGCCGATAAGAGAGCCCCACCCCTTGAGTGCGTGACCCAGTGCCCACGTGACTCTAGCCTTGAGATAGCGGAGATAGTGTGACGTACTGTCCGAGCGTCAGATAGGCAGGGCTTAGAATGCCAGCGCCCCGAGTGAGGCACACTGGTTAAGAAGTCCAGACGTATGCGACTCGCTGTTGCAACCTAACAAATACCGGACTAAAGGAATCCGGGCGCTACCGTACATAGCGTGCTTAACATGCAGCGTGAATGCTCCCTGGCCCCATTGCTTACAGTCCTATTCGAAGGCCAAGATACAAGAGGACGAAGCGCAAGACCTGGTGTGCAGTGAGACACGGCATACCATGCACGATCCACTGTGCACGTAGGCTCATCCATTAATCCCCCCATCAAGACGTGGAGGTAACATGGCAAAGAGAGCCAGACGTCACGAGGTGGAGGACGACGAGCTACTAGGTGGCGCCCCGCCAAAGCGCCAACCGAAGAGGAAGTTCACGTCGAAACCGACGCCGATAGCTGCGGGTATCCTAGCCCCAGCAAACGCCACCCCGAAGGGCGGTAATGTCATCGCCCTTCATCAACCAACCAAGAAAACCAGGTTCGACTTCGAAAGCCAGACGGAGTATGAGATCTACCTGGAACTGCAGCGCATCAACAAGGAGGAACTGGAGCGGCAACTCCAGCACATGCGGGAGCTACGAGATGTTGGCCTGGTGGAGGTGACTCCGCCATCGGAACTACCCGAGCCATCAGCCTCGGCAAGCGCCGTAGTCAAGGATGAAAGCGCAGAACTCGCCGCATACCTAGCCCATCATAACCCGATGGGTGCAACCCGTAAGATCCACACGATCGAGGGCACAGTCGTACTCGATGACGGCACGGTGCTGAAGGTGAACAAGAGGCAGGACTTCTTGGATCCCGATGAACCGTACGTACCTTACGGTGGGTTCGAGGCCGATGGCCAAGTGTTTTGGCTGAGCGATGATCGCAAGCGTGATCGGAAGCAGGCCGAGCATTTCACTCGTCGATCCCAGAACTGCAGGCAGGAGCTGGGCAAGACGACCAAGACGGCGTATCTGAACGTAGCGACGGTGCAAGAGTACCGCCCTGTGCCGGATGTGCTGTGGTTTGTCAACCATCCGGACGGCAAGAGCCGTCTGAGGGGAGACCTGAATCCGTACCCTCCGGGTCTCGTACCCGTAGGCGACGAGCTTGCCTCGTACATCCAGGATAAGAAGGAGCACGCTGCCAAGGTGGTAGCGTTCGAGAACTTCAACGTATGGTCCAAGCGGACCTGCGACAACATGCTCCGTGCTGCGGTAGATCCGCAAGAGGTGCGTGACTGGGTGTGCCGGAACATGCAAGCTCATGATTGGCGAGATCAAGCCATCATGCAGGGACGGATCACAGGCAAGTGGGACGATCTACCATGGTCATATGCTGATGAGCTGCCCAAGGCGGCGGCGAATGACAGCGACCAGGTGTCCCCGGTCCAGCGTGGTGACCCCACAAGCGAGACCACTCCCGTGCTGCTACTACCAGCGCCCGCTCCGAAGGGCCAACTCGGTACCAGTCTGAAGCATATCGGCAGGCCGGATGCATTCGATTGGAAGTGGCCGAGCGCCAAGCAGGAGGAGGCAGACGATCTGCCGGAGCGCGAAGATACGGTGATCGTGGCCAGTGATGGCTTCGCTATCAGGGTAGGAGAGATCCATCCTGAACACCGTGAGCAGGTAGCTGAAGCTGTCTCTCGCATGCAACCTCGAGTCGTGCAGCACATGACAGAGGGCGAGGACATCGTAACACGTCTGAGCCTGGACCTCACAGACAGGCGTGCTGCTGCCACCCTGCGGATCTTGGAACGCCGGATCCGAGGGGACATTCAAGAGATGTACGGACATCTCGAGAAGATCGTAGAGGCGCGGCTATTGGCCGAGGCTTACCAGAAGACTGGCGAGTTCAAGGTCGAGAACCGCAGTGAGTTCCTGGATCAAGCTGGCGAGGGTGAAGTCATCACGCCGGTGCGATACCGCAAGCCTGCGCTCCTTGCGCAGTACTGGGCAGCGCCGAAGACGGCGAAGCCTCGGTTCAAGTCGATGATCGAGACGTCTGAGATACTCCAGATGGAGCGGGATGACCAACGGCATCGAGAACGGAAAGCCATGAAGCTCTGGCTAGCTGACCGTTCCAGGGTCAGGGCAGTAGAGCGGAAGGCTATCGCTCAGATGGGTGCACGTATCCGATTGCGTCGGAAGGCGGGCACTCTCGAAGTACTGGAGTCGAGGAGTTACATCCTCAAGAAGCATGTCGAGGAGATGGAGCGGCTGGAGTCGCACCTCAACCAACAGCGTGCGATGCTCCCGCAAGAGCGGGTGTTCCTCCAGGACTTGGCTGCCGCTCAGTCTCCGCACACAGTGCGTGTGATGATGTGGCACCTCTCTCAATTCAACCGGCGGACGCTTGGCAAGGTCAAGCACGCCATGAAACTGGGCAAGAAAGAGCGGAAGACAGGAGTCTCTGCCCCCAGTACGGAGCCCGAGCGGCCCGTCAATGAGCCGGTAGTTACCATGCTCCCGGCCCGCACACCCCCATGCGATCAGGTGAAGGAACCTGAAAGCTCGCTGATACTCGTGCCCAAGGTGGAGGTGTACCAGTTCGAAGGGGACCCGCTTATCCAGTCAGTACGCCGGGCATACATCCAGCGGATGCGTGCCAGTGGGCAGTGGAAGGCGGAGGAGATCGATCTTGCTGACAAGAAGGTCTTCAGCAAGATGGTAGCGTAGTGCTAGTGGGCCGTGTGAATAGCGGCCCACTACTCAGTGCAAATCTGAGGAACGTAGTCACAATCTCTCAGTGAAATTCTGAGTGCGAACACCGTGTGCTAGTACCTCTCCTATATTCTAGGCTGGCCAGCGTAAAGGGGACTTCACCCGTACTAGTACATGCAACTCGGTTGCGAGTACATCGTTAACCACAGAGGAGAAAGCCATGCCCGGATCGTCGAGGCAGTACACGTACCGGCTTCGTGCGAGGCCGGGCGAGGACAAGAAGTATCGAATCGTGATCCAACGTCGAGTCTTCCTGTTCTTCTGGAAGGACTGGTACCCAGTGGAGAATGCAGTGCGCTCCTTGCAGAAGGAGTACATCGACCACTTCAATCGGATGCAAGACATCATCTCCGAACTGAAAGAGGCGGAAGCCTGGGTCGAGCAGAACTTCGCGTTCCTGAACCTTGAGAACAAGCGAGAAGGTACCTCTGCCCCCTTCAAAGGGGATGCTCAGCCGTACGAATCTCTGATGCCAGACCACTCGAAAGAGTTCAAAGAGATTCGAGAGGGCTTCCCGCAAAGCCAGGGGCGTAACCGTCCCGGAGCGGGCAGCAGGTCCGTGTACCTCGGAACGACATCCAAGCGTTTCGATCTTTCCTCCCTCAACAGGGAGAACTTTGCAGCGGAGTTCGGAGCGGACCACGTGTTGGATTACCGCCCGCCGCAGCAGGATCAGTCTCGCAACAAGGGACAGAACAAGGGACAGAACCAGAACAACCGGAACCAGGACAAGGAATAGTCGACAGCTTCAGCCCATTCAATGCCATCGAGTGGGCTGGCTGGTGTCGACTTGGCACCGCTAGTATGGAGGTTATGTGAAGACCAAGCGTAAGCTCACCCGCCACGAGAAGCGTTCCCTTCTTCGACGGGTGGAGAAGAAGCTCAAGCGTGGCCGGAGGTGGACATGAAGATCAGTTCGGTCCTCACCCTCGGCCTGCTTCCACTGTGGCGCATGATGTCTGGCGGGACCTTGGAGGATCCTCGCTTGACGTTCGCGGTGTACTACTCCTTCGAGCACTGGGGCGCGCCGCCGAAGGAGAAGATCGAGAAGGCGTTCACCAGAACGCTTAGCCCGGAGAAGGCGAAGCTGAACTACGAGCGCTTTCTTGGCGGCGATACGCTACTTCTCAGCTCCGAGAAGGAAGCTGAGAAGATCGTGGCCGCACTCGAGAAGAGCGGGATCGAGTTCCACTTCACGGAGGTAGGCGAAGGGTTCGCCTGGATCTATTCCCAGAAGTGGGGGTGGGTCGCGGTTGAAAAATACAACTACTGCAACTCGTGCGGCGACAAGCCAGCACGACTGCGACACCGTGGCCATCTCGTGGTCTGCAGCAGGTGCGATAGTGACGATGTCATTTTCGCGAAGAGTCTACCAGTGAAGGAGTTCATCAAGCATGTCGACAACTTCGACTCGCTCCCGTCAAGGGGCAAGGCGTCGTCGCGCGCATGGGAAGGCGGCAACACAGTCACCTACTCATCGCTCGACGACTTCGACGACTGAGGCAATTCCGCCTCAACAACCTGCATCGCAAGGAGGTGCAACCATGACCCAGGGTATCCAGAAGACCGAGAAGAACCATCGCCATCTGGCGATCGCGATCATCGTCTGCCTGCTCGGCGCCGGCAGCTTCCTGTACTGGAAGCAGGCGCACGCTGCGGAGCCGGCGTCCGAACCGGCAGCTGTCGAGGAGGTTGCTCCGGCAACCGAGCCGGCACCCGCTGCCGATGAGTCCTCGACGGCGGGCCGTGTCAGCCGTGCCTTCGGCTATCTGTTCAGCGGCGACGCTTCGAACATCGTGGCCGAGGTGAACGAGGATCTCGAGCAGCGGCAGAAGGCGGCCGACGAGCGGGATGCGCAGCTGACCGAGCGGGAAGCCGCCCTCAGCAAGGCGGAGACGGATGTCAGCCAGAAGCGGGACGAGGTGCTGCGGCGCATCGACGAGGTGAACGCTCAGCGGGAGGCGCTCACGGCCTGCGTGCTGAAAGCCATCGGAGGTGAAGAACATGCGGAGTAAGATGACGCAGCTCGCCCTGCTCGGCGGCGGGTTCCTTCTGCTTCTCAGCGCGCTGGCCATGCCGACCCCCATGCTGGCCAGCATCGTTCAGCTCGTGATCGTTGTCACGATCTCCTGGTATGCGTACCAGTGGTTCGGCGACGACATCGCGAAGTTCATCAACGAGTGGAACGGAGTGCACAATGTCCAGCAAGAGCGGCCGGCCGAGTATGCCGGAGAACCGGGAGTACCGGAGTACCGAGAGGTCGACATCCGGAAGCCCGAGTCCGACGGCAAGACCGAGGGTTAACGGCATCCTGCGGGGTGTCGCTCAGCTCTCAGTCGCCTTCATGATGGGGGTGATTGCCATCCTCGTCATCGGCGACACGGTCGGGATCAAGACCGTAGCTGACTGGGTTCAGAACGTGGCTGTAACGGCCACGATGATACTCGGTGCGGTTACGCTACTGATCCTCCAGGTGTTCGATACGGTGTAGTTGGTACACCGTCAGTGCACCTTCCCTGCCCATTCTCTGAGTGGGCAGTGGGGGCAGCATTGCCCGTAACACTGGAGGAATCGTGAGCGTCTGGTATTATTTGATTCTGATTCTGTCGGTGGATGGGACTCCGATGCTGTACTTCGAGCATCAGGTCCCCTTCAGGAACCTGAACGCTTGCTATGAGAACGGCGAGTACGAGGCAACCAAGCACCAGGAAGAGGTAGGCGGCGAGTACGTCATCTCGTACATGTGCTTGGACAAGCGCTCCGTGCAGCAACTCGAAGCGAGCCTGAACGAACGCGGCACAACGATGTAGGAGGTGCGATGGAATTCACGTGGTTGCTGATGCTTAGCGGGTTAGTAGTTATCCCAGTCGTAGCGGTCAGCGAGCAAGACCACGTAGAGGGGAGCCCTGCCCCGAGAAGCAGGCGGATAGGTACCGACCGCATAGGAGATGCGTGTGGCGGCGCATCGGCGGAGCCTGGTGGTATCCTGTTCGGTCCCTTCTAATCGAGTCGAGTCCAAGACAGGTAGCGTACATCAGTAGGTTCGAATCCTACACCGTGAGGTTGGTCCCGTGTACGTGTTCCTATGCAGGTTCGAATCCTGTCCGGCTTGTCGGCCGGTGGTGGAATGGGCATACACATCTTGAGACAAGCGCAGCATACAGGTTGCCTAAAGCCCCTCATGCTGTGACTAAAGACTCGTTAATAAACGTGGTTCGTTGTTCGTTCTAATCGGTATCGGTTCAACTCCGACATGCATGGTGGCACTGGCCCCCCGCTGCATGGTATGTGTGAGTACGCACGGTAAGACAATGCCAACGGTAGCTTGCTATCTCACGGGATACTGCTGATGTTCAGCGCATATAGACGAGGGACAACCGCGAAAGCGAGGTATGGGTGCAAGCCCCATTGTTCTTTGATGCAAGCGTTCCATCCTTCTATAAAGAATGGAGGGTGGGTGGTGCGCATATGGGTTCAACTCCCTGAGCGGTGCAAGGGACAAACAGGTCTGCGCAAACGGAATAGCTCGCCGTAAAGATAGTGCCCAGGCTGGGGTGAAGCAGCTCCCTTATTGTACGTCGAGGGTTAAGATGCGTACACAATGCCAATAACAATTGGCTGTATGGTATGCCTCCCTAATGCCACATTGTGTGGTATGCCATGCAGCTCTGATGTCTCTCTCAACTGGAGAACATCATGTGGAAGTTTGTTGGTGACTTCCTTTGGGCAACATGCATCGACATCGCCAAGAGCCTTGGTCTTCTGGCATTGGCGATCTTGTTGCTCTTCACGCTAGCCTTCGCATCGCTCAAGGCGACACAAGGCGGCGCCCCTATGGACCACTACCGGGTGTACCCGGAGGCTACGACGCCTGGTCCCCATCGGCCTAACAGGGTCGGCTTCATGTACGCACCTCACGGTTCATTCACCGATGAGGGGTCGGTGCGCCCGGAGTACGGAGCTACCCTGACGAGCAATCGAGGGCCGCATCTCCGATTATAAGAATAAGGAGGGCAGTATGAATCAAGCTGCCATGAACGAGCTGCAGAAACTTCGGGTTCAGCATCACTCTCTTGGGTTGATGATCGGTGAACTCGAGACCGTCGTGTCCACGATGGACGGCCTGGATCTGATTAACGCCATCGACCAGATCTCGGCTCGGTACGGTACAGCAGCGTAACAGCCGACCGTAGTAATGCCAGTACTCTGCGGTCGTTCACCCATGGAGGAATCATGAGCCTACTGCTCTACATGGGAGTGCCTCCCTCCCTGATGGTCCCGTTGATGATGTGGACCGAACAACTGAAGATCCTGAAGCTGCTGATTGCCGTGCAGTACCTCCAAGCCATTGCACGGCAGCAGCATATGGGTCTTCCCCCTGGTGAACAGTATCGTCAGCACCTCAAGGCTGGCGGTTACCGACCGTAAAAGGAGGCAGCCATGAAGAAGTGGCTTCCAATTGCGGGCGCGTGGGTCGCATCGGACTGGTTCTCGCTGCTCCAACTGGGGTGGCTGAAGGGCCAGTGGCCGGCGATGTATGACGGAGTGATGAACTTCGTCATGCCGATCTCGATGGGGATCCACACGTTCGTCGTGGCTACGTGGAACGTGACCAAGGACTTGGTCCTGGACATCGCAGCCAACACGAGCTAGCGGCGTGAGCCGCAAGGAGGTCGGATATGTACGACCCTTGCATCCCTGAAGCCATCTCCGGATACGAGCATATGGTGAGGACTCACAAGCGTGAGCTGCTCCACTCGAAGCTGGACTGGCAGATCGTGACTGTCGGCGGGACCGAACAACTCGTGCCCGTCTTCATTCTCGACTTCAAGTTCTGATGTCTGGTTAGTTCGGTTGCTTGTTGGTCTGCTGCCCCTGAAAAGGTTGTTGGTCTGCTGGTGACTGGAACTTGAAACTCCAGTACTGGAACTGTAGCTAGGATCTGAAGGTCTAACCCTTTCCATGGGCGACATGATGATTCAAGCTATGCAATTACCGAAAGGTAGATTCTTCCAACATATCGCATGTACTAGTCCGACATGCCAAAGCTCGGACGGGATGGCTGTGTACAAGCAGCCTGATGGTACGTACGATGCAACATGCTTCGTGTGCGGGTACTACGACGCTGATCCCTTCGCTAACAATAGCGCTCCAACAGATAGCGCAGGCGCTGGGTATAGACCACAAAGCCAGGTGGTCAGTTCCCTGTCAGTGGATCAGATCACGGCGTGCCCCACACGAGGTATCCCCTCCCGAGACATAAGTCAAGCCACAGCCACCAAGTACGGTGTGCGTACCCTCCTCAACGGGCTTGATGGACAAACCCCAGTAGCTATTGCTTTCCCGTATTATAATATATATAATAATATTATAGGATACAAGAAGAGATTACTAGAAGACAAAATCTTTAACACTATAGGTGATTGTTCCCTAGACAATATTCTTTTGTTTGGGCAACAGTTATATCTTGCAGGTGGTAAAAGATTATATATCACTGAAGGTGAGATAGATTGCCTTTCTCTGTATCAAGTACTAAAGGACCTATCTTCCCCTGAGTGGAAACACATAGACCCTTGTGTTGTGTCCCTTCCTCACGGCAGTAAGTCTGCCGCTTCCTCACTGGGCTCGCCCCAGGTCCGTCCGTTCCTGGACAAGTTCGAAGAAATCGTTCTCGTGTTCGATCAAGATGATGCAGGCAGGGAGGCTGTCTCCTCTGTCTGCGCATTCCTCCCGCCCCAGAAGATCCGTGTCGCTTCCTTCTCTGAGAAGGACGCTAATGACATGCTCAAGAAGGGCAAGGCCCAGGAGCTCAAGTGGGCCGTTCTGACGAACGCTAAGGCGTACCAACCCGAAGGTATTACTACCTCAAAAGAACTGCTCACAGAGGCTCTCAGGAAGCCTGAGACAGGGGCTGAATGGCCCTGGCCCTCCCTCACTAAACTAACCTATGGCCGACACCCCGGATTGTACTGCGTAGGCGCAGGTGTAGGCATAGGCAAGACGGAGTTTTTCCATGAGCTTGCACACCATATCGTTTCAGAAGAAAAGAAACCGGTTGGCGTCTTTCTTCTCGAAGAAGCCCCACATCGCACTATTAAGATACTTGGTGGTAAGTCTCTTAATGTTCCCGTTCATCGCCCAGACGCCAGCTATAACGAAGATAGTTTACGGAGCGCAATTTGTAGCTTTGCCGGCGATAGAGAACTCCTGTATATTTTTGATCACAAAGGATCGCGAGACTGGGAATCTATTTACAGTCAATGTAAATACATTGCCGCAGTGCACGGCGTCCGAGATATTATCATCGACCCTCTTACGGCAATTATCAGTCATGAAGAAAACACTGACCGAGCCCTCCACAAACTGATGGACGATATGTCTCGTCTAGCTCAGTCCCCGTATAACTGCACCGTGTACTTCTCCTCTCACTTGAATGAGCCCCCTCGAGACCGTCGCCCCCACGAGGAAGGCGGGAGAGTACACGAGTCGCAGTTCGCAGGCTCCCGTGCAATGATCCGCTTCAGTAACTACGTGATAGGACTGGAGCGTGACAAGCAGGCAGTCGATCCTCTAGAACGTAACACAACCACAGTACGCATACTTAAAGATCGTGACTTCGGTACAGCATCAGGTGAAACTTTTGAGATCTTCTACGATCAAACCACTGGCCGATACCTTGAACAGAACAAGGAGTTCTAATGAGCGACACATTCACTACACCCTACCCAGTGATACTGCGCGATTTGTACGCGGGTCTTGCTATGATGTCATTTGTGCACACATACAAGGGGGCATCTATCAACGATGAGATGATGTCTGCGTGGGCATTCGACATGGCTACGGCCATGATGCGGAAGCGCCTGGAGGCGGCATGATTTACATATGGGAATGTAAGAAGTGCAACAGGATCCAGGAGGTAGAGCGTAAGCTTGTGGACTACAAGGTACCGCCGGACGATAAGCATGAATGGGTACGGGTGATAGGCGTAACTAACACCCCCTTCCAACACCTCCGTCATGCTGGTGTATTCGCAGATGATAACGGGAACTTCGCCCCTTGGTCGAGGAATATATGAAGTACCCGCATTACTTTAAAAAATGCGGATATGATTACATTGATGTGTATAGAGTTCTTTTACTCTTTAATGTGTCCGATCCATGCATACAGCATGCAGCTAAAAAGCTCTTGGCATCTGGGACGAGAGGTTACAAAGATGTAAGTACTGATATTCAAGAAGCTATTGACACGTTGGAGCGTTGGAAAACTATGCGAATAGAAGAAGGAATTGATAGTGGGCAGACGGAAGAAACCTTATAAGCTCCTGTGTGCACAGGCTGGCGCAGAGAATGTGATCGAACATGACTGTATGGCATGTGGCGAATCATGGGATGTGTACAAAGATGAAGGCGCAATGGAACTTTGTTACTATTGCGGGTCTAATGATATCCACACCAGGCCCGCACCTACTGAGTACTGGGTCCATATGTTCAAGGAACCCAAACATCCAGTAGGCCCTGACATCTACGATCAGTATCAAGTGTACACATAATGAACTACGAAGACTACAAATGGAAGATGCTGTGCCTAGATTGTACAGCAATGTATCTGTACCACGAGTACCCGCCGTATAGCAGTTGCTTTAACTGTGGATCTAAAGCGGTAGAAGTAAGGAAGCTTGGATGAGATTGTTGTTCGACATCGAGACTAACGCCGTAGACTTCGATTCGAATGTTTACTTCCTCGACCAGATACATACTGTGCTGTGCATGGTGGCACTGGATGTGGATACCAAGAATCTGTACAAGTTCTATGATACCGACGGACTGCGTGAGTTAGGTACAGCTAACATCGAGGCAGGAATTAAATTATTGGAGCAAGCAGATGAGTGGATCGGACACAACATTATCGCCTTCGACATCCCAGTCCTGGAAAAACTTTTTGGAATCGCGAGAGCTCCTCGCATTCTTGACACTCTTGTCGTATCTCGACTTCTCTACACGGATCGATCGGGAGGGCATTCTCTTGAATCTTATGGAGAGAGATTGGGGTTCGCTAAACTCGAAGCTCCAGGATTTACAGAGTTCACTCCAGGTCTGCTTACATATTGTGTCCGAGATGTTGAACTCAACGCAAGAGTCTTAAGTTTACTGGAGTCTGAACTTAATAACTGGGACTGGTCTAAAGCAGTACAGTTAGAACATCGTATAGCGGACATCATGTTCAAGCAAGAACAGCGAGGGTTCGCATTCGATACACCCAAGGCGATCGCTCTCATCGAGAAGATGGAATCTGAGGTCTCTCAGATAGATCAGGAACTTAACAGTCTCCTTGGATCTAGGGTTATTGCGCGCGGTGAGGTACCCAAACCTTTCCGTATTGATGGGAGTCTTGGGGCGAGGGTTCTTGACTGGTGCGCTCGGTACCAGCTAGACCCCTCGCTGATCGCAGGTCCTTTTCAGTTCATAGAGTACGTACACTATAACTATGAATCCCCGCCTCAACAGAAACAAATACTCCTGAGTCTAGGATGGAAGCCAGAAAACCGTACAGAGGCAGGGCAGCCGAAGATCGACGACTCTGCTACCCAAGTCGGCCCAGTAGGTTCGCATCTTTTGCGCCGGAATGTAGTAAGCCACAAGCGCAGCCAGGTCCAAGGTTGGATAAACCGAGTCGACTCAAGTGGAAGGATACATGGGGGCGCCAACCCCTGTGGAACGAACACCCATCGAATGCGCCACAAGGTGGTAGTGAATGTCCCTCGAGTGACGAGCGAGTTCGGGAAGGATATGAGGGGCCTGTTCGTAGCACCATCTGGGAAAATCCTTGGTGGTTATGACGCTAAACAATTAGAGCTGCGAATGCTGGCTCATTATCTAGGAGATCAAGACTATGTCGAACGAGTCACAACCCGAGACAAATCTCGAGATGCTCACGTCCTCGCAGCGAATGCAGCTGGATCTGGAGATCGAGATCTTGGAAAGGGTATTAACTATGCTCTTATCTATGGAGCAGGAGATAAACGACTGGGGTCACTTGTCGGAGGAGGAGCAGATCGAGGCGCAGGCATACGTGCAGAGTTATACCGCCTCATACCAGGCCTTGAGAGACTCGTTCGCGCATCTAAAACAGCTGCTCAACGAGGGTATCTCATCGGACTCGACGGAAGAAAACACTACATCCGACAAGCAATAGCCTCCCCACTGAACACCCTCATTCAAGGTGGCGGTGCAGTGTACATGAAGAAGGTTACTGAGATCCTAGACCAGTACATCAATCAAGAGTACTGGTATAAGGTACTAGATATGCACGACGAAGCTCAGTGGGAGATCTTCGATACGGATGCCGCTAAGAAGATCTTCGAACTCCAAGTTGGAAACGCCTTCGACCTGGCTAACAAGTTCTATGGACTACGATGCCCTCAAGAACCGGACGTTAAGTTCGGGTACACATGGGCGGAGACACACTAATGAGTAATGTAGCTAATCTGAAACGAAATAACGTAACAGTAAAGATCACAACCCCGTATATCAGATATGAAATCTTCGTCAATAAAGACAATGAAAGCATCTTCGAATCCGAACTACTTGACAAAGTCAGCTGGACGTGGTGCACGAAAGACGAAGTTACAATCGTCTGAAGACTGGAAGCCACGTAAGAGGGCGGGTCATAAGACTAAACTACATGAACCAATGAAAGAAACTAAGTGGAGATATAAAGGTGAATACGACGACTGAATTTACGCTTGAAGAAAAGATAGATGCGATCTTCAAGAAGGTCCAAGAGAAGGAAGAGACTGCCGCAGTACAATTAAAGAAGTACCAGGCACAGCCTGCATATGAATGGCAATTCTGCGAGAAGGAGGCTTTCGACACAGAGGAGGAAGCGATCGAGTGGGTAAAATCGCGCGGCTGGAGTGAAGCGGTGATTGCGCTGAGCACAGCGCATGTAACTTCTAAAGTTACAGAAGTTGAGGTGGTGCGATAATGCAATATGGTATTTATGTAGGCTCCTCAAAAGAGGGGATCGAAGCAGCACATAAGGCTATCATTGCTATCCTTGAGATGAATGTAGCTGAGGGCGTAACTAAGCGTGCGCTTGATGTGCTGACCGAAGTGTGCTCGGTTCGGAATACCAGCATCTCGAACTGCACCTTTGGCGATTTCCATGCCGAAGAAGAGGACAATAACGATGAGTGATTTCAACCCTAATGCAAAAGACAGCGGCTTCGAACGAGACCTTATCCCATCCGGAACGCACGCTGCCCGTTGTGTGCGTGTTATCGAGATCGGGAAGCAATACAGTAAGCAGTTTGATACCGAATCCAACAAGGTCATCATCGTTCTCGCTCTCCCAAGCGTCCTCGTCAATGTCGGAGGAGAGGAGAAGCAAGCCTTCGTATCGAATCCTTTCGGGATCACGATCAGCAACAACGATCGATCCTCGATGAAGCAGTACACTCGGGCACTCGACCCGAAGGGAGAGGCTAAGAACCTTGGAGACTTCCTTAACAAGACGTGCCAAGTTCTTATCACCCACCGAACTAAGGATGATAAGACTTACGCTCGATTGGATTCCGTTGCACCTATCCTTCCTGGTTTCCCGGTACCTGAATTGGATACGGATCCTTTCTGGTTCAAGTGGAACAGCCCCGATCCCTCGATCTGGGAGAAACTCCCTGACTTCCAAAAGCAGCTGATCAAGGAAGCTACGAACTACCACGGGTCTAAGGTATGGGAGATGGTGAATGAGCTGGAAGGTCATAGCAATCTACCGATGTAAGACATGCGGGTACGAGTTCGAATCAGAGGGGGTACCTGATAGGTGCCCCAGCTGTGACGAGTTCGGACCGTACATGTTCGAGAGGGTACGATTCGATACGTTGTGGTTGCCTGAGATATGAACGAAACAGTTAAAATCTCTATATGTAGAGATTGCGGCGCCCAAGTCCCCGTAGATCCTTACGTGTCTGAACCAAAAATATGTTTTAAATGCGGCAGTTACAAAGTTTTCACTAAAGAAGTGCCGCTATGAGGTACAACATCGGGCACTACCTCGAGAAAGTAGAACTAGTACTCGCAACCGTAGTCCTTACTCCTTTTTATTTGGTGACATATGCATGCCCTAGTAGACGCGGACATCTTCCTGTACGAGATGGGGTCAGCAGTGAACGACGAGGGGGATCCACTAGCGTGGAACCTGGTGCAGGCCAGGCTGGATGCAAGGATCGAACAGATCCTTGATGCTACTGAAGCCGAGACTTGGCAGGGGTACATAACAGGTAAAGGAAATTTCCGTGAGAAAATATCAACCATTAAAGATTACAAAGGTAATCGAGACCGAGGTGCAAGACCTTTCTGGTACCAGGCGATACATACATATCTGGTTCACGATAGAGGAGTCGCCGTATGCGACGGGCATGAAGCAGATGATCAAATCGCTATGGACCACGGCGAAGGTACGATCATTTGTTCTCGTGACAAAGACCTTAAGCAAGTACCTGGGTGGCATTACTCTTGGCCTAGCTGGAAACAAGAGGAACAACGGCCGTACTTCATCGATGAAGTTAACGGTCTCCGATTCCTCTATCGACAGCTTCTTACTGGGGATGCTACTGATAACATCCTCGGATTATACGGCGTCGGGCCGAAGGCTGCGTGCGTACAGAGAATGGATACGTACGAAACAGAAATAGACATGTTCCGCGAAGTACAAGAACAGTACGAGTTAAGGTTCGGGAACCATTGGCCTATGTTCTTGTCTGAGAATGGTTCGCTCCTTTATCTACTGAGACATCAAGAGGATAGTTGGGATGCGAAGATGCGCAGATTGTGGGAGGTACTTAACTCCTAATGAACGATGGCACTGTGAATGGTGTGATGCCTTCCACGTCAGAGAACCTGACGAAGATGTCTACCAAGGATATCTCATCGGTGCGCACACACCTATTGAAGAAGCAGAAAGGGATATGCCCTATCTGCAAAAGGGATATCAAGGACCCGGTACTGGATCATGACCACTCCACTGGAGCGGTTCGAGATACGCTCTGTAGGAACTGTAACAGATTCGAGGGGAAGGTCCTCCAATGGGTCAGAACAGTTCCTTTGGAAAGAATACAGCTACTGGCTAACCTTGCCCGATATTGGAAAAGGCACCAAGACAACCGGCACGGACTACTCCACCCCGGTAGAACTACTAAACGTAAACGGAGAAAGAAGAATGCGAAAGCACGAAGCTGAATTTGTACGCACCGTACTTGAGGATCTGGTGGCAGTAGCCGGGTGGCAGAATGTCCCCGATGATATCGATGTTGAAGGCGCAACTGTACTACTTAATGAGGTAATTTATGGCGACGAAAAAGAAGGAACCGACATTGCGGTGGCTGGTGAGGCACCACCGGTGGCTGCCGATTTCGAATCGAAAGCTCCAGCAATGGAGTGATACACAGAATAAATATGTTGACATCCCCGTAGAGGTAGCGCAACTGTGATTCAATGGGAGGATATCGTCCACTTCAAGGAGTCCGAGTTCAAGTGTAAACACTGCGGTGACAGTTACATGGATATGGAGTTCGTATCGAAGCTGGACGGTCTTAGGGAGCGGATCGGTACCCCTGTGGTAGTAACCTCAGGGTACCGCTGCCACGCCCATAACGCAGCTGTGAGCTCCACAGGGGCTCATGGGCCGCATACCACAGGGAAGGCGGCAGATCTACAAGTGAAACCAGAGAAGTTCAGGGATCTGCTAGATCTTGCAGTTGAACTATTCCCTGGAATAGGGATCCAATTGAAAGGCGACCATGCCTCTCGGTTCATCCACGTTGATGACCTATCGCGCAGGGTCTGGTCGTACTAACGGTTCGGGGGTGACGCATAACCAACCTTAGACCGTGCCCCCCAGCACGCTCTGGTGCGCACCCCCTGTTTTTTTTATTAAGTAGCCGTAGCTTAATCCTCTAGAGAAAGTACGGCAATAAAAAACCCCGGAAGGATGTTGAGTCCAACCGGGGTTTTTTTTCGCCTAGAGGAAAGGAGCCAGTACCTCTAGGATTAGCTCGCCGCTAGCTAATTCATTGATCTATTTCTTTTGGCAACGGCTGTCGTTTCCCGAACTTCGCCATCGCAGAGTCTACGATCCTATCTAGGTGTGGAGCAGCGAAGTAGAATCCGAGGATCAACATAACAGCCCCATTCATTTGTTCAGCGTACCCGGCCATCAGCTCAGATGCTTCACGCCAGGCTATACGCCTACCGATATCAATCCATATCGAAGCTATAGCGAATGCCTGAGCCACTAGGTACTGGCCTAGCCACGTGGATGTGATCACCACAGCTAGCCACCGCCTCGCTAAGTTCTGGCCAGATGTGGCAGTCATCCAGTTAACTACCATACCACGAGCTTCTGCTCTGTTAGCAGCCGCGGCCTGTTCTTTCTCCTCGCTGGTGTAGACGAGGGCGTCTAGGCTATCACGTACAGCCTCAACTGTAGTCTTGATGGTATCTGGGCCGGCAAATATCCTACTGAATATGCTCATTGCGCAGCACGCTCTAAAGTGGCTGATGCCAGTACCTGAACGTACTGTTCGGTGCCAGCTTGTACTTGGAGTCGACGAAGTACGGGCCGTGCGCCTGAAGTATCCACTTCGAACGGGGTCCAACCGTCAGAGACGAGGGTTTCCTTCCTTCTCCTGCGATCTTGCCCGTCAAGCAAGATACACTTATCATTCTTAACAAATAGAATATTCATATTATCCTGCCTTGTATTCCATATAGCTGCCTTGGACTAGGTTCACAGCGTTAACGTCGGAAGTGTTCTGCGCCCATTGAAATGAGAACGTACCCGATGCGTTAGTTTTTAGAGTCAGTTCGAATCTAACAAAGCCCCTACCAGTGGTGGTAGATGTTACTGACTTTGAAGCTGGGAACGCAGTGCCTCCGCTTACTACCGGAGTCATAGTGGAGGTACTCCCCATAGGAGTTTCTGTTATATACCAAGCGCACTCAGTAATTGTACCTGTATAATTAAACATGTACTTGAAGTCGGGCGTAGCATTAGATGTAGAGAATACAGCCAGCCCCCTGATTACGTACTGAGTACTACCCGCCGCGCTGAACTGCATCACTGAGTCGTTACCCAGCGTGTTATCGCTGGTCTTAGCCGTGCTGCTGGTCTTTATTAGCTGAGTGAATCCGCTTCCAGCAGGAGCTGTGAATGTAGGCGCCGAGCTAGCGCCGTTACTAGTAAGGACAGTACCTGACCCGCCGAGAGCAAGCTCTGTGATAACGCCAGATCCATCGGTATAGATCACCTTCCAGTTACCAGGAGTAACTGTAGCGAACGATCCAAGGCCTAGTGTAGTACGTTGGGCGGAAGCACTAGCGTCGTCAATCAACGCTCTTCCGGCTGCAGTACAGGCGATCTCTTCAATGATACCAGCGCCCGCTGTAGACCTGCCAAGGATCACGTCCGTAGCTGACGTATCTTGCATCTTAGCGTACGTTACAGCGTCGTTATCGATAGTCCACGTAGCGCCACTAGAGCTAACAGTGATGTCGCCCTTGTCGCCGTCGGATACGCCAGAGCCGGAGGGTTGGGCGTACCACCCCTTAGTACCGCTGCCGTTAGTGCCGTACAGCATGGTATTCCCGGGGGATGCAGAATCCCCAGAGAGTTTCAGGCCAGACGCATCAGACGTGACAGACATCTGAGTGATAGCGGATGCACTGATCGCCTGCCCAGTCAAGGACATGTCGATAGTGCTTGAGTCAGATACAGTTACTGCATCATGTATGATATCTACAGATGCACCAGCCTGCCTTGCTCGGAACTTACCAGTGGTACTATTGTACCAGATATCTCCGTTAGCAGGAGCTGTTACATCTCCAGCAGCTGGGACATGGTTCGACCTGCCAGTGATCTCGATACCATCGTCATTGATCTCTACAGTGGTAACGTAGTTAGGTTGGAACTGAACAGGTCTACCGGCTGCAGCAGTAGTGAACGCTATATTCCCAGCAAGAGCATCGACCACCAAGTTATCATTAAAGGTATACAGAGAGGCCTCATACGCCCCATCATCGTAGAAGTCTACAGCCCCGCCTTCTTCGCCATCGCATCGTACAGTCCCCCAGTGACCAGCAACAGGATCTGTGATACGAAGCTCTTGAGATCCCCCGAAACCAGTACCAGTAGTTACAGATTGGGTGGCCCCGTTGTACAGGGAACTATGCGTGTGCGCTAGCTGGGAGTACCGAGCGTCGCCGCGAGCATCGTTATGGTACTGAGTATGATCATCATCGCCGAGGCCAGTAAGTAAGCCGTGGTCAGATACGCCAGTACCTGTGCCAGTACCAGGTACGGTATACGGTATACCGATAACCTTCTGTCTGCGCCTATGTCTTGGTTCTATCTTCATAACTTAGCTATGCTTACTTGCTGGTTCTTTTTGTATCTAGTTCAGGAAAGAATGGGACGAATTCCCATTTCTTCTGCTGACTCCTCGGAGTAGGAGTAGGAGGATTTTCTCGGAACCACTGTTCAGTGAATGCGCGCCGCTCTTCTGGAGTCATCTCAGAGATATGTTTCATTCTGTTATCTCACTCATGTAGACAATCTTCCTATCGCCGTTGTCATCTATACCGTGGATTTTCCACTTAGACCCTGGCGGGTGGAGTACTTCATGCTCTCCGGGAAATTCAGTTAGAGACTCAATGTATCTACCAGTCTTAGTTTCGTGGATATGAAGTTGCAGATCTTCGTCCCTCGACTTTGTTGTAGAAGACAGCAGTCCAGGTTCTTGCCAAACTTTATTTTTAGACTTGAATGCATCCTTAAACATTTTAAAGAGATCCTTATTGTCGTAATACCTATTCAATCCTCTAACTAAGATCTTGCCAGGCTCTAGTTTATGTACTGGTAATTTTTTAAGGGCATCGCCGATTGCTTTCATGGTCGCCTCATGCCTTTCTTTTAGAAGCGGTTCGTCGAACATATTCTGATCAATCCACTTAGGATTCCTTGCGTACGAATTCAACCAACCATCGCCTGTGCGAGTATAAAAATTAATAAGTAGATTTTCTAGATCTGTTAACCCAGCTTCTAAAGCCCTGGTTCTAAAACGAGCTATACTTTCGTCCAAGCGGTTGTGAGTGCCCCGCGTATACCACATACTATCAAATAGGAATTTCTCATGAACGTTACGCAGATTCAATCTATCGTACGCTTCTATCGGAGCTCGTCTGTAATCTCCGGAGTATACATTAGTAGCGGCTAACACCTTATTAGGAGAAGTGGCCACATCCCTTGGGGTAGCATAATCCCAAATCTTTCCAGAGAATTCTTTGACCTTACTGTGCGTATGATGATGCAAGACTGTAGTAATCACATCATTATTAACGCCGATCTTTTTACCAGCTTTAAAAATAGCTGCTGCCATATCTGGCATTTTCTCAATTAGCTTATTTATGGCGTCATCTTGTGCGTAATGTATAGAACTATGAAGATCATTCCATAAAAGAGTAAGACTGTTCTTATTCGGAGGATCCGCTTTAAACACGCCGGGGTAATCAGCTTCGGTAAGAGAAGCAATCTTCGCGTTAAACGTAGAAGTACTAGAGAGTACAGTAGTACCGCTACTCTGTGCTGGAGCAGCTGTCGGCTTCGGAGTGCTGGGCGGTGTTGAAAAATCCAGAGTGACTGGATCTATCTTTCCGTTCGGCGAAGCATTCAGATTATATAATTCAGTCAGCTGATCAGCATCTTCTGATGTCTGCAATATATACTTTTTGCCAAACTCACTAACTATAGCGTCGGCTACTTTAGGGCTAAAGCCGGCATTAGTTAGTTTATTTAAAGCCTGTACTTTTTCGGACTGCTGTTGAAGCGCCTGCGGTGCTGCTTTCGGAACAAGTGTAGCATTCTGCTTTATCAAGTTAGCCGCATCACCAATACTAGTATTAGTGGCACTAAAGAAGGTTTCAAGTACTGCCTTCTCTTGTTCTTGAATAGAATTGTTTAATGGATCTATATGGTGATACGCAGCGGTGGTATCCACATTCAGCATGAATGCTTTTATTTCATCCTTCTCGAATCCTAATTCATAAAGCTTCTGTTTAAGAATTTTGTCCTTAAGTTCTTGACTTCCATTAGTAAACAATACTTTATTAGCAGCCAGTGTATATGAATCGGATAGGAGATACCCTTTACCTCTGTGTAGAGCAGAGGCTAAGTCTACAACTTCTTTTACCGTCTGAACTTTTAGCGGCCCTGGCTTGAATTGATTGAGTGCAGAGTAAAGAAAATGCGGAGCTACATTCGCCTGAGCAGCCACCTCGTCCATGATTTCTTGGGGGACTTTTGCGAACGCGACCATTTGCTCATTAAATGGAATAGGCGCAGTTAAATCTACAGCTGAAACATCTACTTTTGATTGCTTCAGCATAGGAATATAGTGCACGTTCAGATCTTTATGAGCCTTAGCCACCGCAGTTATATAGTCAGGATCGTCTGTTTCTTTTAATACTGGGAGTTTTCCATTCAGCATATACTGCTTGATGGAGTCAACCACTACCTGGTCCGGGTACCCAGACGCTAGGTCTGCTTCAGCGGCTGAAATGATCCCCACTTCTGTATTAGGCGGCGCTGCCTTAAGCTCCTCAAGATCGTACCAGTTATCACTCTTGAGTTTATACAAGTACGATACAGCATCGAACCCATCTAACTTAGCTATGTCAGCAACAAGATCATGTTCCTTCAAAGAAGGATTAGTCATGTAGAATTTTTGCTGCCCCTCCGCCATGCTTTGCGCAGTATCGGCATCCACGCCGTACTTAGCCATGAAGTTCTCGGTAGACTCAATCAGATTCTGGTTGAGCTTACCTGGAGTCCAGTACTTCTGAGCTTCAGTAGCTAGTTCGCGGTTCCATTCCATTATCCACTTAGCGTCAGCGGACATGCTGGCCGACTTAGCCAGATCGGGGACTACCTCGCCGAGGTTCTTTAAAAGGGTAGCTATTCCCATTTTAATTATACATCATTCAGGAATGTGAACTTGAAGTCAGGAAGATTGAATTGACTAGGCCGCTCTGCTGCACGTTGCTGTTCTGGAGTCTTTCCAGTCAAACGTTCGCGTATCCGTTCGCGCCCAGCCTGATTAGATAATGGCCACCGCCCACTCTCCATGAACTCCCTGGCAACTTCAGATTTAGGAATTACTTGGTCCCCAAGTCGAGTATTCCCGAGGGCTTCTTCGATAGCAATGATATCAGGAAGCCTGGAGCCTACCTTATTGGCCGCACTAGCTGCTTCTCGGGCAGCATTCCTGTACTGCTCCGGTACTGTATCCTTAACTGTGTACCTGACAGCGCCATTCTCCTGGTATTGCGGTTCCAACCAGGCATCCATACTCTGAACAAAGTCAGTGAGTCTTGTGGGTTCGCCTGTTACAGGGTCAGTGAAGCCCGGGTTAACCATTTGGAGTTCATTCAACTTATCGCGGACTTGAGTCTGCACATACCTAGAGAGGTCCTCAAGGTGCGCATTCAGCCCCTCTTGCACTCCTATGAACTTATCCTGGTTCTTACCAGCAGAGATCAGCCGCAGCGACTCAGGCCTAGCCATTGTCTCTATCATGCTATCCAACATCCTAGTGTATTCGGGGTTCCCGGAGCCAGGTTTGTAATCCCTCCACAACTGGGAGATAACGCCAAGGTACTGGTCTGGAGTAGTGTTAGCACCATTAGCCAGAATACTAAGGGAGTCTTTGTAGTTCTTAACTACTTCTAACTTTTCTTGCGGCGTCTCCGCCGTGTTAAGATCCCGACGTATGATGTCAGCAGTAACTGTGCCGTCTTGTTCCGCGATCATAAGCGCATAAAGAGGTTCTACTTTATTAGCTAGATCTGCACTCAAGCCGTCTTTAGTAGCCTGGTCACCAACAAGATTGATGGCGGCTTGCCTGGCTTCTGCGTCTGCTAACCACGGGTAAGTCTCGTGTACTTGTCGGTACGCCTTAGACTCAGTCAGGCTTTTTCCGACTTCGTACTGCTCTTTACTTACCTTGCCGCTCAGGTAGTCTCTTTGCATAGCTACAGTTTCTCGGTATGTAGCGATAGCATTCTCGAACTTTTCTTTACTAACAGTAGGCGGCTGAGATTCGCGCATAGACTGCAGATCATTCTGCACTTGAGTATCGAATTCCATCAGGGCAGAGGTTCTTTGCTCCGGAGTCATGTTCTCCGGCATTGCCCCGTACCTGCCAATAAGTCCCACCATAAATCCTTGGAGAGCTGTTGCTTTCCCAGGAGCGATAGCCGTTCTAGTGTTAGTTACAAAATCTCGCTCAGATAGCAGATCTTGTTTTCTTAATTGCTGCGTGTCAGCTTCTGCAATCTTACCAGCAAGAATGCGAGAATTGTTTGCTGATACTCGGGCAATCAATTCCCCATCAGACATAGCTTCTGGAACAAGCCCCTGCTGCCTTCCATCTTTGCGGTACTCTTCCAGAATTTTTTGACGCTGCTCTTCCGGACTAGAGACAATACCTTGCAGTTGCTCAAGGATCCCCTTACCGGAAGATGCGTTGAATTGCGACATAATGATGTCAGCATTCATTGGATCTTGCGCTATCAGACGACGCAGTTGCGCCCCCTTCTGGAGGACTGCAGCTGTAGAATTAGGATTCTGCATCTCTGATAGTCTGATCTTATTAGCAACCCTACCTGCCCTTGCAGCTGCTGCATCTTCTTCTGCCGCAGCTAGCTGATCAGCTACAGTAGCTTCCGCCTGTTGCATACCGAGTTGAATCATTTGATCAACAGCAATAGCAGTACCTACGCCGCGGCTCTGCCTATCAAGTTGTTCTTGATTCCACCGGCGGGCAGACTCATCGGCCGCAGCTTGACGGGCATCCTGCACAGCAAAATTATTAAGATCGGCAGCTACTCCAGCCGCTCCCCTTGTTAAGTCAGTGCCTGCTCCGCTTTGATACATCCCGAGATATGGATTCAGTTGCGGTGCTTGGATGTCTTGGGCCATTACCCTTAAGTCGCGAGGCGGTGCCATTATTTAATATCCTCAAGCCATTGAAGGATTCTATCCTTGTGCTTAAAATTAGGTTGGTTATTTATTTCGGTAGCAAATGATGGGTCTAGAATAGAGGGGATGTCTCCGCCTATCCTAAGAAGATTCCGATACAGTTCATTTTCTGGGCCACCGCTTTCAAGGGAAGTGTACTTATCGCGTACACGATTCATAACGTACCGGTATTCATCTTCCCCGAGAGATGCCTTCAATATAGTACCGATATTTTTTAGGTCACGGTGCCTAGCTTTAAAGTCTTCTTTACCGTCTGCAATCTGAACTGCTTGATAGAGTGCGAATTTATACCAATCATCAGCTACCTCATTCAATTCAGACTTCAATCCTTCTTTCTTCGGATTGCCCATAAGACCTCGAACTTCCATCAGATCAGTGCTTACTTCGCGTTGCCGCTTAGTATTGAATCCTAGGATAGCGCGGGCCCAAGTCTCCCCATCCGTAACTTCAGTACCAAGATTACCACTAGCCGTGATATGTCTATCAACAGTATCTTCAATCCTAGCTTGCATGAAGTTATTAAAGATCGGAAGCATTTGCTTACCAGTCTCGTTAAGAATAGCCATGAATGCATCAGTGCCAATCTCAGGATCCGGCACTGCGCCAGCGACAGTTGCTGCAAAAGAGATTGCCTTATCAGCACGTTCAATCATCAGCGTTGCAGGACCAACTGCTTCAGCTAACGTCATGTCCTGTATGAACATAGCGTTAATAAGCCACCCTAATGGGTTACCCATGCCAACAATCTGGCTTCTGCCGCCAATACCCGAGAACGGCGCGATAGAAGAAGATACGTCTAGATCTGTGCTAAGTTCTCCCGGATCTTCATCCCCCATTGCAGCGAACGATAGATTGATCAGAGTACCAATAAGGCCTTCTTCAATCTTAGAGTTCACTTCAGGCGGTACCTCGATGCCGAGGTTCGCAACAAACGATTCGTACATCTGGTTCAATCCGAATGCACCGACACCGTACAGTACCATCTGGTTTGCAAAGATAGCGGCCTTCTCTTGGTTAGAGAAAGCTTTATTCGAGAACTTAGAAAGACCGGCAAGAGATCCTGCTTTAGTGGTGTTAGGGATCAGAACTTGGAAGGACTTAGTCGCGTGGCTCATGAACTGCATGATCATGCCAAGCAATCCTTTTTGAGATTGCAACATGCCTGATTCATTCATGTTCAGCGAGATCGCGCGAGCATCGCCGGCTATCTTCAGAAGATTATCATCCTCTGCCCACAGGTGAGCAATCTTAGGATTACGAATCATCCAGCGATTGCGCGCAGCTAAGTACCCAGCCATCAACTGAGACTGTTCGCCAGCATCAAAGCCGATACGACGAGCCACGCGCTTGACATTTCTCCATACAGTTAGAGGCTTGTCTATCCACGGATTAAGCCCGAGCGCAGTTGGAGATCCCAAATGACTACGCTCTACATTCGTCATCACGGAGTACATATGATGATCGATAGAATCCGGAAGTCCAGTCTTCTTGTACGCATCAATGAATTTCTCGTACTCTTTTACATCCATGCCAGCCATCTTAGCGCCGACATGCTTAACTTCATCCCACATTTTAGTATGTCGCCATACATTCCCGTGCATTAATGCGCCGTACTCAGGGATGCCTTTAGTAAGGAAGTACTTCATTGCCCCCTCAATACCGAGATACATCGACATCTGCTGCGCCTGCATAACAAGCTGACGTATCGGATTAAAGATAATGAAGTGAGTGAATGCCGCACCCTTAACACCATTAATGGGATTCTTACGTCGATGATTGACCAGACCTTCGGCTATTTTATTAACGAAGGCGTTATCCCACCGAGTGCTCAAGTGCTCGGAAAAATTAATCATGAAATTACGGAACGCATGCGTGACGGCAGAATCGTCTACGCCGGCAAGAAGTTTGATGTGGCGTTGCAAAGCTAGTGCTTCGCCGAAATCGGCGGTCTTCCGGATATCGCTAGTCACTCTAGTGAGGTCTTGCTCTCGCCACGGCATCTTGCCATTAGTGCTGAACTTCTTACCGTACTTCAGTTCCCAATTCTTAGTGAGCTTGTCTACGAGAGGCTCTACAGTGTTAGCGCTTGCTGCAACATTCCGACTGAGCTGAAGACTATCGGAGATACTTTTCAATCTACGAGCGCCATCAATCCCGAAAACTTCTTGGCCGCGCCTAGAAGTGAACAGCATCCCAGAATCTTGGAGGTATTCTAGCGAGGTACGGTTAGCGTACTCTTTGTCCGCCTGCAATTCCCTAGCATCGGTGGGGATATACTTCTTAATTTTATATTTAGGATCTGCGGCGTGCTTGATCTCTTCTTCAGCATGAAGCTTCGCAAGATCGCGCAGCATTTCGCCTCTAGTGGCATACATCCTGATAGCGGATGCTCGCTGCTGGTAATACCCATCAGCAAGGCCTCCTTTGACTTGACGGAGGATGTACGAAGAATCATACACTCGCGAGATATACCCCCGCTCGTTCCTAACTACATACTTAGGAAGATTCTTGACCTTCAGTCCTTCACCGTTCTTAAGAAAGATATAGCGAATCTGCTGCTTATCAATCCATACCGGAGTATGCAGCTTAATGAATTTGTTAGCAGTATCTTCTGCCATATCATCAAGCATCTTAGAATCTACATTAAGTACTTGCTTTTTATTAGCGTCGTAGATTCTGCGGATATCGCGGGGAACGTGAGTCTTAGCAGTGAAGTCATCGCCAGCTACTGTCTTAAGCTCATTCCGGCCAACGTACTTCCCCATCTGAGAGAAGTTGTCGCCGAACATTTCTTTAGGCAGAATAACATGCTTATAGTTTTCATTAGCCAGTTTAGCCCTGGCTCGCTTATTGATTTCTTTGTAGACAACTTGATTATGGTGCAAGACAGCTTTGTATCCAGCAATCAAGTCTGCAGCATTCGGCTCATTCTGCCATACATTAAGCAGCTCGACGTCTGACCACCACTCTTTCTGCCTGTCGCCTTCGTCAAGCATCTTAATAACTTTAGCTTGGTCGTCCTGCTTCAGGATAGTCATCGGCTTAAGCATGCGGGTCATGGCGCCTAGCTTAGCCGAACGTTGATCAGTTGCTACGTTCCCGGCATTAACAAGCCACGAGACAAAAGTGGCGCTCTTATCTGCCCACGCAGCAAGGCGACCAACAACATTATTGCCCGTAAATATCGGAACATCGTCAAGAGCGTGATTAGCCATCAAGCGCTCTTCTACTGATAAGCGAATAGAGTACTCGTTCTTACGCTTAGGATCAAACCAGCCTTCCTTCTTAGCTTGTGAAAGTGGAACGAACTCATCATCTGTATAGTTCCGCACCATCAATTCAGTGCTTGTATCAGAGAATTCTTTAAAGGTTTTAGCAGTATCCATCGCCATCTTTTGAGACGTGAAACCGCTGCTAGGCGTATCATAAATATGATAGTTCGCCCTATATCCGCCGGGGATTATGTCAGTCTCCATCTTATGAAGATGGATGTTAGGACTAACGGAAGCCAGAGATTCGAGCCGCTCATTCAGCGTGCCCTCCGCGCCCCTTATTTCGGCTTCGGTAAAGAACTGTCGACCCGGATCTAAGTCCACCATAGTGTCATTAAGACTATGCAGACTAGGAGTTATCCCGGGGTTAGTATTGGGCGGATTAGGAAGTAGTCCGTCGTTTGCTATTTGCGGATTAGTGGCGCCAATACTCTTAGCAGTCTCACCAGTAGTATCCTGAAGCGCCCCTATTTGAATCTCTCTAGCCGTTGTAGGAGCTACTTGCTCTATAACAGATGCTGTAGATCCGACCGGTTTATTCTCTAGAGTATTATTAAGAGCCTTATCTAATTTCTTTTCGAGAGAAGTCTTGAGTTCATGCACCACCTTCTCGTGGCCAGTAACCGTTGCCACCACCTTTTCAGTGGCAATGGTATCCGTAACCTTCTTGCCAAGCATAACGCGACGCAGAGCCTTAGCTCCAAGTATACCGGCGCCCTTAATTATGCCAAGACCTATGTAATCAAGAGATCCGAAAATGTTATCAGACACCCTATGAGCAGACGCCGAATCGATATCTTGCACCAGTTCTTGCCACAAGACCATCTTGGTATAGCCATTGTCATTCCCAAATACTGGGTTATTCTCAATAGCTTCAGCAAGCCTACGAACTGTTAGTACCTTTTCTTCAGGCGAGAGTGAATCGAGATGCGCTTTCCAACGAACCTTAAGATCGCCAGCGCCATCAGACAGAGGCCAAGGCAGCCTCCCAGTTGTAGTAACAAACCCGGGAACAACTTCATTCAGAACATCTTTAATATTCTGATCGTACCAAGGAGCTAGTATTCCGATAGTAACATCGACCGGAAGACCGATCTTATCTGTGTTCCAAGTGAGCGTATTAGCAGCTTCGTTGATAGCTGCATCGACTTTAGCCAGCTCGTGGTAATGATCTACGAGTGCGTCCTGCGCTTGCAGATCGCTTACAGAATCTATATTATTAAGCGCAGTGAGGTTTCGCTTTGCACGATCGATAACAGATTCTTCAAACAATGGAGAATCTATTGCCGATTGCGCAGCTTGAACCTGTTGAATCTTTTCCTGCTTAGGAATGTTAGGATCCGCTATGATCGATTCTAATTGTTGACGTACCTGAACTGTCTGCTGCTCTTTAAACAAAGCATTCAGTCTATCTTGGGTAGGAGAAGTACTAGATGTTTCAAGTTCAGCGCGCACAGTCTGCCCAGTCTCAGGACCGGCTGCAACGGACGTAAGAAACTGGCGACGATCAAGTTCTGTCTTAGGTACGACAGGCTTGATCTCGCCGGAGATCCAGCTGAAATCATCAACTGAAATATCAAACGGTTCTTTAACCATTCGGATTTACACCTTGAGGAAGAGTCCCATTAACGCGCCAGTTATACTGTTCTTGAGGCGTTGCCAAACGCCCAGTAGCAGTCCCTTGGAAGTTCTTACTAGCCCAATTACCGAATTGAGGACTAGTCACCACAGAGTTAGCTACATTGAACGCGCCTGACACAGTATCCCATCGGGCTGCGCTCCGTGCTCCACGAGTAAGTGCAGTATTAATGCCCCAGTCTGTAGCGACCTGCGTATTCATAAAGCCAATATTAGCAGCAGTTTGGGTAGAAAGAGATCCGGCTGCGCCAGTAATAGCTGAACTAGAGCGGGCGCCTTGTGTCTCCCCCATTTGCTGTAGCTCAGCTTGCATCATTCTACGTTCAGCCACAGCCCGCCTTGCTCTATGCATCGCTTCAATTCGAGCCCCAGCATTCTGCATTTTGCGGGCTTTCTCTTGAGCCTCATTAGTTTTTGCTTGGGCCTGCATCGAGGCAGCTGTACCAGCCACAGCTGTTACAATTGCCGCTATCGCTAGTGCAGTTTCTAAAACCATTTTATGCTCCCACCATAATGCTGTAAGGGATAGCCCAACCAAGGAGGTGGAAGTCTTTCCCTTCTTCTGATTCGAATCTCAGACTTACAGCATGCCCTTTACCACGGACCTGATTGATGGTCTGTACCACATCAGTACCGTACTCGAACGGGCCGATCCCAGTGGGGATCCAATGCCTATTAAGTCTGTAGATCTGTTGAGATTCTGACCACCTACCTGAATCTGCAGAGTCAGTCCAGTCCCACTTAGCACGCATGTAGCAGCTAGAGGGGTAGTCAAAAGTTAATTCGTTGTTTTCATCCAGTACTGTTTCAGTCTCAGTACGTTTAAAGAATGCATAGATAGTATTTGTTTCTTTCTCAGAAATCAGATCGCCAGAAAGATCGTACCCCATTTCTATATAAGACTCGTAGTTCTCACCGCCTGTCTCTTCTTGCCAATCGTACGGAACATCGTTCTTGTACTCAGAGAATGTGTACTTGTAGTTCGAGTTAGCCTGCTCTAAGAACGTAAGGAGTTTGATCTTGACTTCTGCTGTGACAGCGGTGGTGATAGTCTGAGTCACGGTTACTGCGCTATCTGTTACAAGGACATCAGCGTCATAGATGTTCTCAACCACACTCTCAAAGCTATTAGCCTTCTTCTGTGCAGCAGCAGAGATGAACGGGAGTCCAGCACTAGCATCCATACTGTACGGGTAGAAAGTCTTTAGTACGATATCGAAGATCAGCGCCTTGTCGAACTTGTACCGCCAGTTCACCCCGTCGAATTCCGGGTCGCTATTATAGAACCAGAAGATCTTCTTGCTTTCTTCGTCGTAGAAGGCCCGAGCATTCGCCCTAGCGATAGGAGTTATATCGAGATAATACGATAGAATAGTAGTATCAGTGATGTTTTGTGCAGTCAAGTATCCAGTTACCTGATCCTGGACTAGCACATATATGCCGCCTTGAGACCAGAAGAACAAGGAGTTCTCTACTTCGATCGCGCTCTCTAGCCCTATACAACCTACACTAGTGATCTTCCTGATCTCTTGAGAGACTGCAGAGAAACTTTCGTCCCCAGACCCAGATACTCCCCACACGCCGTTGTCGGCCAGGATCACCATAGTGTTTCCTACTACAACCAGCTTTTGCGCCTTACCTATACCGGTGATATCAAGCGTGCCGCCATCTGTGGCCACAAGCTCATTGATATCTTCAGCAGTTGGGTCAGCTTCTTGATAGCACTTATCACAGCGAGATACTTCAGTCAGCACTTGAGAGTACAGAAGTTCGCCGAAAGGCATCAAGTACCAAACCCTACCTGTCATGAAGGCTACGGATATAGGGCGCTCATCTATCTGATCTCTAGTTGGATCGTAGATGCTGGAAATATTGGCCGCCAATTGCCGATTCTTGTCGAAGTACGGAAGAATAAAATGCCCTTTAGCGGCAGGCGTGTTACCAAAGATCTGCTTCCTGAGTTCCCACGGAGAGTACACATTCAGCGCTTGCGGATCAGTGGCTGCAGCCATCTTGCTGTAATACATGATGTCTGCATTTGAAGGATAGTACCCATTAATAGTCTTCGTATAGGATACAGGGTCGCCTTCAAACAGACCGTCGTCACCATCAATCTTATTAGGAAGCGAGCATCTAGTAGGCCACCCTTGATTGCGAAGATTATAGTTATGCGCGGCCGTTAAAGTAGTAGGTCTGGTATCAACTGCCATTATTAAATCCTAGGGAACCAGTTACTGAAGTCAGGGATCTCGAGCGGGAACGGAACATCGTACACGTTATCAGCAGGATCAAGAGCAGCTGGCGGGGTAACGTCATCCCCAAATACCGGCGGGGATTCATCATCTTCTGGAATACCATCAATGTCCCGAACCTTCAGCGTTAGCTTCACACCGGTAAAGGATTGAGTATCTTTATCGTACGAAATGTATGCCGGAGAAATCCCTCTGCTTACAATGAACAGCTTACCCTTTCCAGCAGCTGCACTGATAGGCGCAGTATGATCTACAGCATCCCCTATCCTAATAGGAGTTAGATCTATCTTTCCAAGATAAGATGAGGATACTGAATCGTTTCCAAGATTATGGAAGTACAAATAGTGCCCTATCTGAATAACAAGAAAGTTCAGGCTATCATCGCCCTGAACAGATTGCCACTCATGCACAGTAACAGCGGATTCGGCCAATAGCGTAGGATCGAACTCCTCGTCGGAGTACTCGTACCCCACTTCATATTCTAACCCGCGTCTACGCCGAGCACTACCGTCGCGATTCAGATCTATATTTAGCAGATCCTTCGCTGAGTTCTCAGGATAAGTAAGCGGGCTAGCCTCTGTATTGAGACCGCCCGCTAACGTTACTACATTCTTTCGTGTTGCCTGTCGCGGCATAATTAGCCTGCCTTACGAGCCTTTTCCCAAAGCTCATGGAGATGCACCCGAGCCGCTACTTCAGCCTTATCGAATGTGGTGTACCAACCAGTAAGGTGTGCCGGCATACTGCCGCCGTCCCTCCAATTGAGTTGATAGCCTACACCATCCTGCTTCTTAGTTACTTGAAGAGAATTCCCAGTGGGGGAAGTCCCTACCACAGTAGCCACCCAATCATCGCCTTCGCCAAAGAAGTTCTGGCCAATGAATCCGGAATCACTACGAGCTACGCGCTCGCGCGGGAGCTCTTCTTCCGTGGGCTCACGGAATGTTACTTCTTCTTGTTTTTTGGGCGCATTATCGGGGGCCGCTTCTTCTTGGGGAAGAAAATCATATTGATCCTCCAACGGAATCTCAGTATCTTGCGAGGGAGTCTCGAATACTTCCTCTTGTTCCATCTTCGCTTCGGACATAATTGTAAGGTCCTGGTCTTCCATAATTTACTTTGCTCCTTGTTGCGCTGATCTTACGGGCATCCTTTCTAAGGCGGGAGATCCCACGTGCAGCGCGTTGTTCATCTTTAATCGATTGTCCTTGCTTCCAATACGTGAATGCGGAGGCAGTTACCTCTGCCACGTACGTGCTGAACATCTGGTCTGGCATGTCCGGGATGAAGGAATCAGCACTAGTCCACGGCGGGATGTACTTAGCCAACACCGAAGACTTATCTTGCAGAAGAGTATCAGAGATATCAGAGTCGTACGAGTCGAACACGATATGTTCGTCATCGAACGTAGTCCAGTACGTCGGGGCGATATCATTCAGAATGAATAGCACCGTGCCGCCGTAATCTTCTATCTCATCTATGTTAGTATCATCTGTATTACGCAGATAGACATGATCGAGGAAATCGTTAGGATCAAGATACATAACAGTCCTGAACTGTCGACGGGTGTCGTCCGTCGTCGTCGTCTCATATTTGATCTCATCAATACGTACTACATCTTCGGGAATGACCAAGTAATTCGGATGATCGATATCTTCGGTCGGCTCAAGCGTGATCAGCTTCATCAAATGAGGCCAATCTTCACGATCCATGAGCTCGTAGTACACTACTCGAGCTTCTTCCGCGATCTGTCTGGACTCGATAGTATCCGAGATACTATTCACACTGTCGTGGTTCATAGCATCCAGAGTACGCTGGACGATCTGAAGAAGAGACATCCTATTCCGTGCCATGATTAAACCTTAGTGAATACGAGAGTGCAGAACACATCCGCTGCAGTGCTAGTGCCGCCATCAGATGTGATAGTAATTTTATCGCCAGCTACCACAGTATTATTGTTTGTGATAGTGACAGAGTCGATATCGCCCGCAGCAGAACCGCTGTAAGCTATAGTGATAGTGGCAGGGGTGGTGCTCACGCCGCCGATAGCCACAGTAAGTACTGCATCTGCCGTAGCAATTGCTTGATCGATAGCAGTATAAACCTTAGTGATAGTGCCATCAAATGGGGCCACTACGTACGCTACGTTAGTACCGCCAACATCTTTAAGTTTTGCGGTGAGCGCATAAGTCTTGTCGGAGATCTCAGTCTCCGTAAGCTGACGGAGTTCACCAACCCCAGCATCAGTGCTAGAGGGGGTGATGACTTTGCCAGCGTCACCAGTACCGGCAGAGTCGATAAGCTTGCATTCGTGCAAGGATGCGCCAGTTAAGTCTCTATGTTCAGCCATATTTAATTCTCTTTGAATGGTCGGGGGCCGACCCTAGAGTCCGAGGCAGCTGAGCTGCGACCCCCGTTTGACCATTAGTTCGCTATTACAGCGAACCTACGATGGAGTCGACCGGTTCAGTCGGAGTGCTGTCCGGGGTCGGCTTCAGGTACCATACCGTCAGCTGAGCCAGGCCAGAGTCCCAAGCGCCCGTGTCGAGGTCTACGTTGATGTAGCCATCAGACGAACCGATGTGGTCCACACCGTTCACCAGAGCACCGCCGTACGTAGCTACGTCACCCTCAACTACTTGAGGAGCCGTGAGCTGGCCCGACGCTTCCGTCAGACCTGCGAACAGACCGTCTACGTCGATTGCCGTGCCGGCGCTGTTAACGAGACCAATAGTCATCGTCGGGTTAGCGTCAGCATCTGCAAACGTCGAGAGGACGTTCAGGGTTGCTTTAGTGATGTACGAACCTGCAGGAATCGCCGTGTCCTTGGAAATACGAGCCGTGCCCGAAGCCAGAGGCATCGCGGCATAGTTGATTTCCATGACGAGCATCTCTTCGTTCCCTTGGGTACGAACAGTGCCAGCGTTCTTGTTTCGCGAAGTCCGACGACCGTAGCCAACGCTGAGGCCATCGTTATTAGTCCACGTAGTTGCACGCGTCATAATAGCCTCCTATTAGCTAAGGGTGGTCGACGAGACCATGCACACCAGGTTCTCCGGACGGTACAGCGCAAGGCCGAAACGTGCCGACATCTGGTGGTATTCAGTCTCTTTGTCTTCATCCCGCCACGACTTAATCGTGGGACGGCGACGCCATGCACCGATGAACGGCAGATTCTGGCGGTCCGAGGCCGAGAAGAAAACGTTAACGACATCGCTTACTGCGCCCGCCGTCGTGTTGCCTTGGTAGTCCGTCAGAGACGATTCAGCCGAGGTCAGGACGTCGAGGTAGTTCGAGGTATACAGGTCAACACCGTAGATGTTACGGATGAAGCGGTAGCCACTTCCGATACCAGTGTTGATGATACCTTGGTACATCGGGTTCTCCGATGTAACTACTTGCGAGCTGATGTTCGTGTTGAATTCGAACGACGGGTCAACGATACCGACGATTGCGGTGTTGCCTGCGTTAGCCTTCTTCAGAACATAGTTCACGTAAGCGAGGTCTTGGATGGTGATTACGCGGCTCGAGCCATTCGCCGTGAAGCGGTGGTAAGCGCCGTTAATCGTGTTGGAGTTGTTAGCCGTTTGTTCAGCTTGCAGATGCAGAACGCGCGTTTCCATATATTCTTGGAATGCACGGTTCATGCGATCCGGCAGTGTGCTGAGAACTTGCGGGGCCATGAAGTCGTCTTCCAGGAAGACGTCGGTGAAAGCCGTCTTAACGCCAACGAATTCGTTGATGTTAAATACGAACTGACCCGAGTCAGGACGACGATCCGGCAGGCTAGTTGCTTCAGCCATTTGGTCAATCGTGAGTTCGCCAACAGAGTTGATCTTGTAGTTCGCTCCGTCGGTGAAATCGCCGATATAGTTAACCCACTGCTCAGCGAACACATCATCGCGCAGAACTTCCTTCAACTGGGTGTTGAAGATTTCGTTGCGATGAAAATGGTTATTACCCCATGTGCTATCAAGTGCCATGGTTTATATCCTATATTGTGTTACCGAAGGTAGACCCGCTTTTCTTTGCCTTCTCCAGGATATGCATCCTGTACCGAGATTGGAAATCAGGATCAGCCCACACACGCTTAGCATCGTTACCTTCCGGAGTATTCCGGAATCGAAGGGTGCTAATCTTTGTGAAATAAGCTTCCGTCTCCGCATCGGCATTAGCCGGCACGTATTGCGAGCCCGTGGTTGGTGCTGCAGTCCTAGTCTTGTTCGGACTAACCAGTTCCATGAACGCGTTCGGGGAGGTCTTAGCGAGCTCCTCGAGCTTAGTTACAGGGATGCCGAGCTCGGCAGCACGCTGGTCCACATACACCGCGAACCCATCACCGTGACGCTCTTTGAGCATCCCGATGGACGTGTTCCAGTTCTGCATCTCAGCCGCTTGCTGTTGCGCAGCAGTCAGTTCCGAGAAGACTTCAGTCTTCAGCTTATTGAGCAGCTCTTGTTGATCTATCTGCGGGGATGTCGTCCCAGGCTGATTAGATTCTTGTTGCCGCATAGCGTCAAGAAGATCATCAATCGAACGCGCTTTCGCGAGTTCTTCTTGTGCACGTTGAAGTTCTGCCCGCATAGCGGCCGTCTCAGACTCTAGAGTCTTGATGTGGTCCTGTGCAAAAGCATTCTGCTTCACGATACGTGCGATGTCCTCTGAGCTAAACGAACCGCCTTGAGTTGTACCTTGGTCAGATCCGAACTTAGCTTGGTTCGTAGTACCGGTGTCCCCGGTGTTCTGGTTGTCGCCAGTCATTTCGATTCCTCATCGAGAATAAGATGGAGTACTTGTCGGTGCCCTCGTCTAGCCCCGACCTCCTTTAAATAAAGAGGAAGAGAGTCGTGCTCCAAAGATTCCTCTGCTTTATAAGATCTTTCGATCTCTTCACGAAGAAAGGTACGTAGCTGCTTGGCTAGTACGCTTCCTTTGATTTCTTTCTCAAGCTGCTTCAGTTGTTCTTCAGTCAGTCCACGAGAGAGGAGTGTTGAAATTCTCAAGGCATCTCTTCCGGACTTACTGCCGCTTGCTCTACGGCTAATTGTTCTTGTGCTGCAGACTGTAGTCTAGCTAATTCAAGCTGTTCTTCAATGCGACCGTACTTCTTAAAGAGTTCAAGCCGCTTGAAGCCGAGGAGATCCTCCCAAGCTCGTGCAAGATTCTCAGCGGGGAAGTGTTGCTGCAGCATTGGATCGCCAGCCATAGCTTGGCTGAATTGCATCAGATTCTGTACTAGCGTAGCTTCTCGTGCAAAGTGTCGAGCGCCAATGGGAACTAGAGTTCCATTAGATGCGAGATCTGCTTTGGTTATTTGCAGGAACTCAGTGACGCCGAAGTCGTCATCTATGATACGAACAAGATCAGTGCCGTCGATATTCAATCGAGAGATTTCTATCTCGTCGTTAATTACTTTTTCAAGGAATTCAGATTCGAAATACTGAGTCTTATTCTGGAATATACGGCCTGCAGCGTTCTGCAAAGAGTTAACTTCGAATGCCGTCTTCTCGCCGGGGGTACGGATGCCCATAGCCTCACGAGGAGCACCAGCGTACTCTTCCATCTGCTGTTCTTTGCGCTGGATCTGGAAATCAGCATTCATTACAGTGGTATCAGGCGCGAGATATCGAACATCTCCACCAATACTCGGGTCATTCACGTAGTAATCGACCGCGCCCCCACGGTTTTCGATGTCTACGTCACCTTTGATCACTCTATCAGGGTCAATCATCTGATCGAATGCATCAGCGCGAGCATTCTCGAGGTGGTCAATCAGGTATTGCATGCCCACTAGGTTATCAAGCGGGCCCATTGCCCACAGATTGTCGGGGCGGAGCCTCCATCCACAGTGATGAATGTATGGACGCCCGCTCCACGTGTTCAAAGGTTCATTTCGAATCACATACATCCTGTCAACTACAGTAATTACGTGATTTTTGTAGAATACGCCTTCACTAGTGTCGTAAATATCGCCGTAGAACTCAAGAATCTCGACGTATCCAGACTTGAAGTACACAGATGCACTGCCAAAGCCGTCGTATTGCATCTGGATGTGCTTATTGATTGACGTATCGGTGAAATTTTTGAGGATTTCACGATGCTTAGTAACTGTATTAATGATTTCGCGAGAGTATCCAAGCGTAGGATTCTCTTCAAGGTCCCTGTGAAGCTCGCCGAGCGTCTTCAAACAGTGGATAATTTTGGGAGTGGACTTAAAATCAGTCGCTAGCGGATTAAAAACAATGTCATCCGGGGAGATTCGGTACACTTTGGGCCCGACGTACCCCTGAATTGCTTCGCCTGACTCAGGATTTACATGGTATTCTTGTACATAAGTGATACCGGCGAAGCAGTTACCGTATAGAATCCAGTCATTAATTAGCTTTTGAACTTCATTTTCAAAGCCGTTCATGCGGTGCTTTGTTTGAATGTAGGCAAGAACAGCCTGCTTCTTATCGAAAGCCTCAGCTTGCGGATCATGCCCTTGGAATTTCAACCAGTCTTCATGAGGAAATAATGCACTCATGTAGTTCGCAGAGAGGTTATCAAAGATCTGCGCAACCTTCGGGATGTGCGTACTATGCGCATGTGCGTTAACTACGTTCGTAGTTTCTCGTGTGCTAGTAGCATACACGTACTTCTTATTTTCTTCTACGCGTGCCCGCCACTCAGAGCGTGCGCCGTTCCATGTATTCCAGAGACCGGCGATCTCAGTAGCGATCGGCTGCTCAGGAATCAATTCAAAATCTAGTGTATTCGCACCGCTCATTTATGCATCGCTTCAATAATTTGTATTAATGTGTATATACCGGCTATGACAGAGGGAACAGCTAGAACAAGGGTCTTTGCTTGTCGGGCCGTATTCCCATTTGCTTCAGTGATATCTCTAAGATTCTCAAGCTTATTAATAGTAGTATCTTTGACATCGTCTACTTTCTTAAGTAGAGTCTTCATGTCATCATTATGCCTACCGAACTGAGAACTTAATACTGCTATATCTACTTCTACTTTCTCTACCCGCCGTATAATATCGGAATGGGTAACTTCATTCATCTACTGCGTACTCGTCCGCCGAACCGCCCAACAACCACGTTTGAGCGGGAGTTCAGATTATCGTAGTCCACTCCACGTCCAGCAGAGGGGGGTTTAGCGATACTCATAGCGGCAGTCAGAGCATCTTTGAGGTCGTCGTGACGCGGCTTAGCCGACATTAGCTCTTCTTCGAGTGCCGGGATAAGTCCTCCGGAGTAATGTAGTACACCTTTGCCGTGGTACTTTGGTTCAAGGACTGCTGCCCAGTTCTCAACTTTACTACCGCTTCTGCTATTTTTGGCGCGTCTAACCACAACAAGAGAGTCTCCGTTTCTACGGATAAAATTTTCAACTTCTTGTGCAACGAGAGATCCCGCCGCATTTGTTTCGACAATGAGCTGACGGAAGAACCATCGTCGGTGCATCGCCGCGATACGCTCGTAGTAAGTGAGGAAGTCAGATGTTCTAAAGCGGTCAAGCTCCAGCACATAAATGAAACCGTCGGAATCAATACCGATAACAGCAATAGCTGTATAGTCTGCCCGCTCGCTCTCAGACCACGCCACATCCATTGCGGCGTAAACGTTAAGCTTTTTATTTTGGAAGTAAATCTTGTCATTCCGGACAGTAAGGTATTTCGAATCATAGTATTGAAACAGGCTCCTGCTAATCCGCTGCGTACCAACATCGTTCGGATCGTTATAGTACTGGGAAAAGAAATGAATCAATCCTTGGTGGGATACGTAATCTGCTTTAATCTTAGAAAGTTCTTTGATATCAAAGCCGAACCACTTCCCTGTATTGGGGCATTCGGTCCTAGGCCACAGGAATTTACCAGTGCCTAAGCGCTGAGGGGAGTCCTCAACAACTTTCTCCATTACATCCCATGCCGGAATTTCTCCTTCGAAGTCTTGCTTCTCTTCATTCCATTGAGGGATAGTGGCATCAATCATCGATTGGTACGCATCCTCCGGATGATACCGCGTGCCAACAGCCTTGATCCATCCACCAGCATTAAGGATAGAGCTATAATACCCAAGAGACCTAGCAAGTTCTCCCCTGCCAGTGGCAGTGTCAGCGAAAATGGGGACAACCACATCATCAAAGATAAGACCATCGCAGTGCAAACCGTGGGCATTACTCTTGACAGTCTTAATGAGCATCGTGTGATCTCGGATGCTTCTTTCTCTCCGAGATGGATGGTCAACATCGAACGCGAAAGCGGACCACGTACCTCTCTCACCTTTAATACCTCGTTGTTCAGAGAACATCTCAGGCCAAAGAGATGTATAGATATCAGAAGTCATCATCTGTTTGATTGCAAACAGCTGGGCTTTAGCCAGATCGTCCTGTGACGCTAGATAAACTATTGTAGTCCACGGCTCATACGTGATCTTCCAAGTGCAATACACCGCGATACAATGACTCTTGAGGTGACCGCGAGGAAGCAATAGAAGCTGACGCTCATTAGCGTCAGGGGCAGACAGCCATGCGAATACATCGCGATGGATATCGCCGTACAGATACGCGGGATTGATTGTAGTCGCAAAAGCATAAAGGTTGTTCTCGCAAGCCTCGATGATCTCTTGCTGGTACGCCCGCTTCTGTTTATGAAGCTTCAGGAGTTCCGGAGTCATTTAACGATCTTAAGTTCCGATAGGCGCGCAAGCCTATTCTCGAGCATTTCAGTTTCTTTAGTCGACTGATCTTGTTGAATCTTTTCGCGAATCTTTTGTTCGCGCTCTTCTTTACGGGCTTCGTACAGAAGTTTCTGTGCCGAGACATTCCCTTTCTGTGCGGCATCCCACAGAAGTCGGCGAGCAATAGCCTGATCCCGTTGGTACTTCTCTTCGCGCCAGTCCTCGATAACGCGCCGGATCTTAACACAGATCTTCAGCATATTCTTCCAGTACTCCCACGATGGGGTGAGGGCTACTGCCGCTTCGTACTCATTAACGCAATCCATATAGATTTTATAAGCAGAAGGGAGGTCATCATCTTCATGCTTAGTGGTGTACACTGGCTCTTTCGGTTCGTTCTTAATCCATTGGCCGGAGAGCGGAACCTCTCGAAAGATCCCATGGAACGGAACGCCATCACTGTAGTAGAACTTAGAAGTATCCATTACATTATTACATAATCGAACGTGCCATCTGCTCCAAGGGCAGAAGTTACAGTACAAGTGAACGACGTCTTGTTAACCTTAGTTACATACATCCCGTTAGCAGCAGCCACTGCGGCAGCCATGGTTGCATTCGTCGGGGTGATTGTGATAACCGATCCAAGAGTAACGTTAGCGTTAGTAACGGTTACGTTCGACTGGCCGCTCGAGATCGTTGCCGATCCCTTCAAGCTCGCGCCGAGATCGCGGACGTTCCCACACATCGTGATGTACGTAGAGTCGGTAGACGGGCCGAAGTTCTGCGGCACGATCTGATCGGTTACGTTCCCGTGAGCGGTATTCCAAGATACAGTAGACCGGTCACAGTTCGAGATATAGATTCCATTGTCCTGAGTAGCAGCACCGCTATCGTAGCAGTGGTTCCCAGAGATCACAATGTAATCTGAGTCAGCACCACGAATACCGTCAGATCCGTTGTCGAAGCAAACGTTATCATATACTTGGCAGTAGTCGGCGTTGTTAATGATGATGCCGTGGGTAGTATTAGAGTAGCATCGGCAGTCGGATACAGAGGTACCATTTGCCGTTACGTTAATACCATGGCCACCATTGCTGGCAGCGATGACGTCAGAGATCACAACCTTTGCAGCGGTACTTGCAACATGTACACCGTTATCTTGCGACCCAATCACTTGTCCAGAGGTCAGCATCAAACCGCTTACACGGCCGATGTTAATCCCGTATCCAATCGAGTCAGCGTCAGTATCAAGAGTACCAGCGCCATAGATGTTGAACCCGCTGATTACTACGTTATCGCATGCGGTAGAACCGCCAGTGCCGTACTCAAGTACAATACCACTGCTTGCGAGAGTACGCGTGCTGAATCCAGTACAGGTGAACTGACGTTGACCGCCGAGTTCAAGACCACGTCCGCCAGCTGCAGGATCATTCTCAAGGCCGTTGTACGTGGTATCTCCGATGCTGGAGTTCCCATAACATGCAGTAGAGGTCTCTGCGTCGAATGCGAAGGCATCGTCTTCGTGGTTAATAACCACGTTCCCGATACTCTTGCAGTACTTACATTCGCCAAAGAATGTGATACCGGTACCATTCGTACCATCTACGCGACAGTTCTCAACCGTTACGTACTCAGATGGATAATGAACGCTAGTATCCAGAAGACCTGCTACAAGGATTGCTTGGGTAGCAGCGTCCTTAATGAGAACATTCTTAATAAGACAGTTCTTAACGTACTTCAGAGCGATCGTCGGTACAGCGGTAGACGAGAAGTCTCCGCCATCGATCATCAAGTTCTCAATGATGATGTTCGAATCTTGTGCCGTAGTCGTACCCCAGTGTACGTTCTTGATACATTTACCTGCAGAGGCGAGTACGATCTTGCTCGACCATCCATCGCCGTACAGGCGCGTATCGGATTTCAGAGTGATTGCGTCCGGGTCTACAGTCCACGTGCCCGAAGGAACGTAGATGCTGCCAGTGAGATTACAGGCAGTATTGAAAGCGACAGTACAATCGTCGCCAGAGACAGCGCCATATCGACGGATGTCGCCGGCCGGATAACCCCAGTCTACGCTTGTGATGTTCGCCGTAACTTCTTCATCGGTGAGATCGAAGTACCGAAGCTTTTCTACGTTAAGTCTTGCTTGTGTCATATGTATTAACCAGCAGTCAGCGTATAGCTAACTTGAATGTTTGAAAAGGTGTACACAGTTCCCGGATCGAGCGTACTTCTAAAAGAAATCGCAAGAGTACA